CCCTCGCCAACCGAACCGCACCAATTCAAAAATCGGAGCCTCAAAATGCAAACTCAGGCAGATCAGCCAAAGGCGAGAACCCTCTCATGGCAGCCATTGAAAAGCACAAGTCTCGCTTTGCGGCGGAGCGTGAAGGACGTGATGACGGATTTGGAAACAGTGCAAGCGTCATCGAATTGCGAGCTATTGCCACCGGATGAACTCAACGCGGCTCTGGCTATGCTTTCGGAAGCATTGACAGAAAAAACAACAGCTGAGCAAGCAGTCCAGGCGACAAGGCGCATTACGGGCGTTTATCGCAAATCGGATTTGAACGACCCCGAAATGTATTCCGCAGCCTTGATTGCGGTTTTCAGCGAATACCCGCCCTCAATCATCAATCGGGCCTCGCATCCAGTGCATGGCCTTCCGTCGCGGTCGAAATTCCTGCCGACGGTTTCCGAGGTGCGTGAGGCTTGCGAGGTTGAAGCCAAGCGTCATCGAACTTTGGCAGCGATGGCAAAGTGGCAAATCGGAGAGCATGAACGGCGGCAGAAAATCAAGGCGGAGCGCAAGGCCGCTCAAAACCAGCCGGTTGATCCGGCTCGGGTCGATGAAATTCTGGCACGGTTTCGAAAGGACGCAGCATGAGCAGGGCAGGGCGGAAACGTAAAAGTCTGGATCGTGAGCCAAATGGACGCGTTCAGCGCGATCAGTCGGCAGCGGTTCAAATGCAAAGGGTTAAAACCATGATCAGAGTCGGACATATTGAACCACGGTGGGGTAGCCCTCTCGGATTGGCTTTGATTCAAAAACAAATTGACCCTGAGCAATACGAGTCTGGGGTCAAATACGCTGCGCAAAGATTGGCTGTAGACATTCTGATTGGGTTGCCGACGCGGTATGTGCGGGCGATTGATTATAGCAGTCTAAGGGGCGGTGAGTCCGGTATTTTAGAGCTTTCCGATGCTGATTTAGCGGCTATTAAGCGATTTCGTGAAGCTGACGAAATACTGGGTCAGCACGCGGCGGATCATCGGATTGTGTGTCAAGTGGTCGTTTACGACGAGCCCTTTGCGTATTTTGAGCGTCAAGCTCTTATATCTGGACTTGAACGGTTATCAGCTCATTACGGGCTTCGAAACCCCGCTAAAAAGAAGGTAGCTTGAAATGCTTATCCACAAGCTGATTGACAAATCAATATCCTTTAATTATCAGTCATTAATAGAAGCTGATCTTACTGCGACCCGCCATGTTTATAGGCGGGTTTTTTATTATCCCCACGCGCGTGCACGCGCACGCAAATCGGCGGCAAAAGTTGCGTAAAGTACGATGAAAAAAATTGCACCCGAAGGTTTTAAAAAGCAGCAAGGCAAAGGCCGGCCAGTCGGCAGCGCTAACAAAACCACAACCGCACTCAAAGAAGCCATATTAAAGGCGGCAGAGAACGCCGGAAACCGGATTAATCAAAAGGGGTTGGTCGGTTATTTAGAAGATTTGGCTTTAACTGAAAAATCCGCTTTTTCTTCATTGCTCGGGAAAGTTCTTCCTTTGACATTGGCCGGAAACGATGGCGGGCCTATTCAATCTCGGGTCGTGGTGGAATTTGTGAGCCCGAAAAATGACGGTGCAGATACCGGAAGCATTTAAAGAGCTTTTCACGCCGTCCAGATACAAAGCATATTACGGGGGCCGCGGTAGCGCTAAATCTCACTCGTTTGCTACGGCAGCCGTCCTTAGAGCTACTTTAGGCCATGAACGCATTCTATGTGGTCGTGAAATTCAGAAATCTATTCGTGAATCGGTAAAACGCCTTCTGGACGATAAAATAGATGCTTGCGGGTTGCGTGAGCATTTTAAATCGACAGACACGGAAATCAAAGGCCCGAATGAATCCGTATTTATATTTGCGGGGCTTCGGACCAATCCAGACACGATCAAGTCAACCGAAGGTATAACGATCGCGTGGATTGAGGAAGCCAATACGGTTTCTCAAAACTCGCTTGAAATTCTGATTCCGACAGTTCGTCGTCCTAAATCGGAACTGTGGTTTAACTGGAACCCTCGGTTTCCTACCGATCCCGTGGATGCGATGTTTAGAGGTGGTGAACCACCCCCAGATTCAATTATTCGGGAAGTTGGTTTTGAAGATAACCCGTTCTTTCCTGACGTTCTCAGGCAAGAAATGGAATGGGACAAGCGCCGCGATCCTGACAAATACGCGCACATTTGGCTTGGAAAGTATCGGCGCAATTCTGAAGGTCGCGTGTTTAAGAATTGGCGTATTGATAATTTTGACACGCCATACGGGGTTCATTTCCTGTTTGGTGCTGACTGGGGGTTCTCAATCGACCCTACCGTTTTAGTCAGATGCTTTGTTGACGGGCGTACGCTTTATATCGATCGAGAAGTCCGACAGATCGGTTGCGAGATAGATAAAACGCCTGCCCTTTTTGATAAAATCGAAGATTCTCGCAAGTTTACAATTCGAGCTGATAGCGCAAGGCCCGAGACAATTTCCTATATGCAGCGGCAAGGGTTTAACATTGTTGCGGCTAAAAAAGGAAAAGGTTCTGTCGAAGACGGAATTGAGTTTCTAAAATCCTACGACATCGTGGTTCACCCTAGCTGTAAGCACACAATAGACGAGTTGAGCCTGTACTCTTATGAGACAGACAAACTCACAAATGAGGTTTTACCGATGGTCGAAGACAAGAATAACCATGTCATCGACGCACTTCGGTACGCGGTAGAATCCGTTCGTCGTGCGACAGAGCCACGGGTTAGGGCCCTCTAAAATGGGAATGTTTGATCGCCTATTTAAGCGAACAGATACGGTTATTCAGCAACCGTTTTCTGTCAAAGAAAGCGCGGTCGGTTCGTTAATCGCTGCTTATAGCTTAGGTAAACCTGTTTGGAATAAGCGGGATTTTGCCAAGGTTGCGCAAGAAGGCTACCAGCAAAACATTATTGTATATGCGTGTGTTTGGCTAACGGCTCGAGCAGCAGCTCACATTCCTTTGTCCATTATGATTGATAATGGCAAGGCGTCTGACAAAGCAGAGACGGGCAAGTTCCCTGATCTTATGGCGTTGTTAAACCGTCCGAACCCCGTGCAAGATGGAGTGGCGTTTCGGCAAGATGTTTTTTCGGATTTTTTGCTAGGTGGGAACGCTTTTATTGAGCGGGTTGATTTATACACCAAGCCAAAGGAACTTTATTCTCTCCGTCCCGATCGGATGCGAGTTATTCCGGGCGAACGGGGTTGGCCTCAAGGATATGTTTATCAAACGGCGTCGGGAAAGAAGCAATTTGATGTAGACCCAACGCGGCCGGAAAAAATGCCAATCTTTCACATGAAAGATTATTCTCCGGTTGATGATTTCTACGGCATGAGCGCTATTGATCCAGCTGCATTTGCGGTTGATGGTCACACTGGCGTTTCGGCTTGGAATAAGGCGTTGATTGATAACGGCGCTCGTCCTTCGGGCGTTATGGTATATGATCCGAAGGAAGGGCCAGCATCCCTTACCGAAGATCAATTTGCACGGCTTAAAAGCGAATTGGAGCAATCCTATACGGGAGCTGCTAACGCTGGGCGCCCGATGCTGTTTGACGGCGGATTAAATTGGCAGCAGCTTGGTCTTAGCCCGTCTGATATGGATTGGGTCAATGGCAAGAACTCGGTTGCCCGTGATATCGCATTGGCATTTGGTGTCCCACCGATGCTTCTGGGTATTCCTGGCGATAACACGTATTCAAATTACCAAGAGGCTAATAAAGCGTTTTACCGTCAAACGGTTATTCCGCTTGTTGGGCAGTTCTGCCGCGGGTTGAATTGGTGGATTTTGCCTTCGTATGGCAAAAATATCTCGCTCGAACCCGATCTTGATGATTTGCCAATTTTTGCCGAAGAACGCGAAGCATACTGGGACCGCATTGAGGCGGCAACCGATTTAACCATTAACGAGAAACGGGCAGCCAAAGGATACCCTCCCGTTAATGGTGGGGACGTTATTCTTGTGTCATCCACTATGATTCCGCTTGAAAGCGCAGGCGCTCAAATCGCAGGGGGCCCTGAACCGGAAGATGATCAGATCGAAGGCGATGACGAAGCCGAAAACGAAAGCGCAGATGACTAATGAAGCGCAATTACCGAGGACGATTAGCCCGAGCATTGGCTAGGGCGCGGATCGTCGCGGCTTTAGAGCGTTCGTTGGAGTCCGATATAGCCAGTTGGCTTGCCAGAGTGGGCAACGCGGCGGCAGCGGCGGCCAAAGAAGGACATGCGGCGCAAGCCGAGAAGATACCGCATCAAATGCAAGGGCGGCTTCTCCGCACGTTTAAAGCTCGTTTAAAGGCCATTGCCACCACGATTGTAAAACATGAGTTTTATGGTCCTGATCTGGGCAAGTCAGCAAGCGAGTTAGAAAGTAAAGGTTGGTTAGAAGATTTTCTTGCCGCGGCTCTGGACTGGATAGACGATTACGCGGCAATGCGTGTGTTTCAAATAGCGGACACAACGCGAGAACAAATCAGAACGGTCATTCACGAAGCCGTTGAGCAACCTATTCCTCCAAAGGAAACGGCGGCTAAAATAGTAGAGCGAAC